AACAACATCCTCGATCAAAGCACAATGACGGCTACCGCCATTACTGGTGCAACTCTGTCGGTTACTGTGGAGGGTAAGTTGTTTGTATCCTCCGGTGGAATCACCTCCAATGAGATTGGTGCAAATGCTGTCACAACAACGGCGATTCTTGATGCGAATGTTACTACCGCAAAGATTGCAGATTCCAACGTTACTACGGCAAAGATTGCTAATTCTAATGTCACTACGGAAAAAATCTTAGACGCAAACGTAACCACTGCCAAGATTCTTGATGCAAACATTACCGCCCCTAAGCTGAACGGAGCGCAGACTGGGACTGCACCAATTTACGGGATTCGGGCATGGGTGAATTTTGATGGAACAACGGCAAATAACATTGTAGGAACTTATAATAGGGTTGCAACAACCGTAACAGTAACGACTACTGCTGACCACGGGTTAATTGTAGGCCACAAGGTGTATTTAGATTTCACATCAGGCTCAGCGGCTGACGGGGCTTTTGTTGTAACAGGTATTACCAGCAGCACTATTTTTACCGTAACACATATAACATCTGGAAATACAAGTGGAGCGGTTACATTAAATCGCAGGCTTATTAGGGCTTCTGGTAATGTCGCTAACGTCAGCACATTGGGGACTGGTCAATATGCTGTGAATTTTACAACCGCTCTTCCAGATGCCAACTATTCGCGATCTGGATTTGCCAACTGGACTGGGTCTGATGTAATTGGACTTGTTGGAGGAAATGCCTCAACAGCAACAACTGCACAATCTTGTGATATTTACGTAGCTAACTCTACAAATGGAAGCGTAATTGCCGTGCCAGTGGTAAACGTGATGTTTGTGGGATGAACCAGCATTGCTCCTAATAAATACAAACTTAGGAAAGGCAATAAAAATAAATTAAACAATAAAAATATGGGATTATTTTCTTCACCTAAGCTTCCAAAACCAGTCGATCCACTTGCGGTGGCAACCAAAGGGAAAAACAAAGGAACTAGCCTAGCCGGTAGGCAGGCTGGTTATCTTTTTGAAAATTACTATCCGACTGCAATTCCACTAGCACTCCAGACAAGTGCCGAGTATGGTCCCCAGTTCATGTCCCAAATGTTTGGGCAAACTGGTCAGTTCCTTGGTGGAGTTGGTGGTCAACCCGGACTAGAAGCCTTACAGCTTTCTACGGGACAACAAGCTGGAGAAACGCTAGGACAACTTCGCGAAGGCGAACTAGGTCAAATGACAGGTCAAGCTGGACTCACGCGAGGCTTGATGCAAGCAATGTCTCCAGAGCAAGCTGCCGTTGTTCAAGGATTTGCTACGGAAGCAGAGCGTTCCAGAGCAGCAGCACAAGGAGTCACTCCGCAAGAACAGCGTGGCTACGAGCAACAGTCGCGTGAGGGATTTCAAGCCGCAGGTAGACTTGGAGGTAATCGGAGCATTGTCAGCGAAGCGATGGGCCGTGAAGATGTCCTTGCTCGCAAACGTGCTGAAGCAGCACAGGCTGGTGGTCGATCATACGATGCGGCGCAGCAATTTTACACTCAGCCCGGATTGAGCTTGTTGGGACAAACCCCGCTTTCGTATCAAGCTGGTCAAAACACGCTTGGAATGGCGCTTACGGGAGGCCCGGCGTCTTCTGGTAATTTTGACTATAACGCGCCACTTGGTTTTGCTCAACAACGTGCTTCCGCGATGGATGCTTATAATATGGAAAAGTTTAAAGCAGAACAGCAACAAAAAGCAGGAATGATGGGGATGCTGGGCAAGGGAATTGGCCTTCTCGCAGCCCCGTTTACTGGTGGGTTGTCCGCTGGACTTGGGCTTTCTGGACTTGCTGGAGGAGCGGCTGGCGCGGCTGGACTTAGCGGAATGGGGCTATCAGCTGGCATGGGGTTAAGCGGCCTGTTTGGAGGAATCCCCAAGGCTACTCCAGTTTACTAACTTCACATAATTAAAATCATGGCACTTACGGGCGGGAATATCGGATTTACGGGGTATCAGCAACCAAATTATGCTGGTGTGGTTGAGGCGGCTGGATTGCCAATGCAAGCTATTGGTCAAGGGATTGCCCAAGCTCAGGACTACTTCAAGCAACAAGGCGAAAAGAAAAAGCTAATCAAGCAAAGCGACATTCAGATTGACGCTGCTTTGAAGCTGTTTCCTGATCTTGCGCCAACATTGCAAGGTGTTCGTGACCAAATCAAGGATGAGAACATTTCTCTAAATGAACGTGCAGACATTGCTGAGTCTGTTGCTGGGCTTGTCAACATGGGAACAAAGAAGATGCAGGCGGATGCTGAATTTGGACTTCGGAAGAGGCAGCTTGATATTGAAGAGGGACAAGGAATTCAATCTGCATTGATAAAGCAAGCCGAATTGCAAGCTGAGGCTCGTAAGCCCGGACCAATTACTGATGTTAATGTTCCCGGGGGAGTAATGCAAATGAGGCCGAATCCACAAACTGGAGTGCTTGAACCAATTCAAGTTGCAGGAATCCCGCAAGGAACCGGACTTGTGAATCTTGTAAAAGAACTTGAAGGGTTCAATCCAAATGCTTATGGGGATTACAAGCAAACAAGCGTTGGGTATGGGACAAAGGGAAAAGAAGGAGAGGTCTTAACTGAAGCACAAGCAACAGATAGGCTGAACACTGAACTTTTAGGTCACGCAAAAAGAATCGAACAAGCTGCCAAATTGAAGGGGGTGAAGCTGAATCAAAATCAATTTAACGCTCTTACTTCGTTTGATTTTAATACAGGTCGCGGTGCTGATTTGATTGAAAGATTTGGTGATAAGCCAGAAGAATTGGTATCCAAGATGCAGGAATATACTAAAGCCGGAGGAAAGGAGCTTCCCGGGCTAGTTAAGCGAAGAGGTGTAGAAGCGGCTTTGTTTCTGACTCCAACTGAAGGCTCCATTGGATTCAAACCAACAAAAACAGAAAAACAAGAAACCCCGATGACTGCCGTGCAAGTGCAAAATCTTGCGGCACAAGGATTTAAAGTAAATGCTAGACCACTTGCAGATGGTAGTTTCATGGTTAGCGGGACAGACATTGGCGGGCAGGCTGGAGAAACAATCGAAATGATTCCGGGTGAAGGAATGCGAATTGTTCGCGGCGGCGGTGGGGATAAAGCTGAAGCCGCAAAAAAAGCTCAAAAAGAACAATCGTTTGAAAGATCAAAAGCTATTATTGGATCTGCTTCAAAAATAATTCCTGAAATTCAATCCGTCCTATCAGCAAATCCTATTATTGCAAGGGGGCAGCAAACATTGGGCCAAGTCCTTCCTGCTGGAGAAGTTGGACGAATCGCATCGGATTTGGAGACTATCAGGGTCCAGACATCCAAAGAAGAAATCGGAAAGATGCGGGCTTCTTCCCCAACGGGGTCGGCAGGAGGAACTATTACTGAAAAAGAATGGCCCAAATTTGAAAACCGATTTGGTAAAATGGAAGTCGGGATGAATCCAAAGGATCTTGTGTCAAATGTCCAAAAGACCGCATTGAATCAATTTGAGTCTGTTAACGGAACTCCCGAAGATGTAATTAAACTCTTTAATGAAGGAAAGATTTCAAAACCAGTATTCGATGAATACTTAAAAGAATACAAACAAACGCGGGCAATTCTTGGTATTTTTGACAATGGAACTGGTGGTCCGGGAGATGACTGGACCAAATACAACTCAAATCTTTTGAGGTTCGATAAAGAAAAACAAAATCAACTCAGTCCCGAAGCTCAATCTTTACAGGATAGACTTGACGCATTGAAGGCCAATCAGTAACTGAATTAACATGTCAATCAAACTAATCTCTGAACTTGAGGGTCAAAAACAACAAGCCACTTCGGAATTTGAACTGCTAAGTAAGCAAGCGCAATCATTGTTTGATTCTGGCGATCAGCTTGGTGCGGCTAAAGCAACGCAAAAGGCACAGCAGTATGTTGATTTGGTAAACGAGGCTGATCTAGTGATTGGCAATCAGAAAGAGAACATTACAAGAAAACTTGCTGATGGATCTTTTTTGAGCGAGAGAGATCCCATGGAAGCCCCGCTGACGACTTCCGAAGGGATTGATACCAAGCTGGCCAAAGGATTATCAGCGGTTATTGGGCAACCAGTAAATATGCAATCAGAACTTGGATGGGAAGATCGAAAGAACCTAGCATTCTTAACCGACTCTTCTAAAGATGAATACCTAAAAGGAAAGTATGGCGAACCTAATGTAAAAACAATGAACGTTATGGGTAAGCCAGTAAGGCTTATCAATGATGGAAGCAGTTGGTTCCCCGTTGATCGTTATGATATGACATCAAAAGACTTCATGGATGTTATTGGTGAAATCGGACCAATGGTGGGTTCTATTGCTGGAGGAATTGGTGGAGCGGCGTTGTCCAAGACTCCTGCCGGAACGGCCATTGGAAGTGCTGCTGGATATACTGCTGCTGGAACGATTCAAGATTCTCTTGTTAAGGCAGTTCTTGGTGCTGGAGAAGGATTTGGCAACTCAATTATGCGTAGATCAACCGAAGCCATGATTGGGCTTCCAATTGAATATGGCGTTACTAAAATTGGCGGCGCACTACTTCGTGACGTTGCGACAATGAGAAAGGGTGCAGTTTCAGAAAGGACAAAACTAATTAACGAGGCTGGAGAGTTTCTTAGCAGAGAGGGTTATCCAACAAGCCTTGCGAGATTTGCCGGTGGAAGTGTTGAAAGCCAAGAAAAAATGCTTCGTGCTGCTCAAAATCTACCAAACTCCAAGATTGGTCAAGATCTTGCTTTTGGAGCGAAACGGTTTGCCACATTTATGGATGATAGCGTTTCAAAGCAAGCACTTCCAGATAGTCTTTATGAGCAGACCGTGAAGGCGGTAAAGGCCGACCGCGATCTTTATCTAAAACAAGTTGCGATTTCAGATAGTGCTACTGCCGAAACATTAAAAAGAAGCGCAAGCGAGGAAATGCAACGGCAAATGTATCAACCTAAGATTGATGAGGGGGCTGCTGCATTGTATTTGAGGGAATCGCTTGGAAAAGGCAAGGCTGTTGCGGAACAAGCCAAGAAAGACGTTTACGATTCTTTTTATCAAGAGGCTGACTCTATTGTAAGCGTAAACCCGATTGAGTTGGCTGAAAAAATTGAAAGGTCATTTTATGGCGGTGCATCAAGACCAGCGGAGATACAAAAAGTTATAAGCAATTTAAGGGCGAGGCCGCAAAATGCAAACAAGATTATTGATCTTCAAAAGCAAATTGACGGCGGGAAACTTTCGCCAGAAGCCGAGAGTATTACTCGCAGGAAAATCCAAGAACTTGAAGAAATTTCCGGTCCCCTTAGTGCTAGCCAACTAGATGAGCAGGTAAGAATCATCCGAGATCAAGCCCCATCTGGCCCAGTTGCTGGTAGTGGTGCAAACGAATTAAAAAGAGCATCAAGCACAGCGGAACGAGTAGTTACCCAATTTCGTGATGATGTTTATAAGAAACAAGGACTATATGATAAGTGGTCTGATGCTACCAACAAATATCAAAACTTTCTTGACTATACCCAAACTGACCTTGCTAAAGTTCTAGAAACTAAGCTGGGAAAAACAATGACTTCGGGCGACATTATGAAGGCCGCATACAAGTCACCGGAAGATACTAATTTAATCCTTTCGGTTATTAAAAGAGACGATCCAAAAAACTTCCCTGCATTTGAGCGTTCAATGCAAGAGTCTTACCTGAATAAGATTGGCCTAAATGGAAGGCAGCTTGGCTCTGGCGAAGGGTTTGATTTTGATGAGAGAATTGTAAGGGAGCTATTTGATTCTGGAACAGGAGTAAATGGGCAACGAATGGTTGGCAAGTTGAAAGATTTGCAGTCTTACTTCAAAGCTCAAAAACTCGACCCATCTAAAATTACGTTTGATGACCTAAAGCAACTTGAGGGGGTTGTGTCTCAAGACGCAATTAAAGAGATAAAGTTCTCCATTGCCAACAGAATATCGAATCAGCAAAAGGCCGAGAAACTTGGGCGCAACGTTTTGATTAAGGACGTTCTGAATGGACACAAAGAGTCAATAACCAGAGGCGAGTTCCCTAGAGCGTTGTATGATGCTGAACCAGCACAAGTGAAAAAGGTGTTCTCTAAACTTAATCCGGCTGAACAAAAGGCAATTCGAGAAGATTTTGCTGAACACGTATTTTCTCGTTACCCCGGCGATCCTGATTCAACGGTAATGAGATTGCAGCTTTGGGATGGTGATCGTTTTCTTAAAGACGTTGCCGCAAATCCAAAGTTAAAACAAAACATGGAGATTGCACTGGGTGAGGATTTTGTTAATAGGATGACGGCTGCGTCCCGTCTTACCGAGGCTACTAAAACAGTCTCGAACGGAGCTGGAATTCGTCCTACTGGTGTTGTTACAGAGAAAGGGGCTAGGGGATTTATTCCTATTGGTCCAGTTTTGAATTCAATTGGAACTCGCGCAACAGCGGCAATGTATAGGGCTGGGTCATTATTTCCTCTTCTTGGGAAAATGGCTCAAAGGGAACTCACGCAAGAACAATTCCAAAGAGAAACGTCAAAAGCGTTGGGAACGGCATTGCTTACCGCTAATGGCATTCAAGCCACATTGCAAACTGGCAAGTATGATCCTGAATGGTCGCGTCGTCTTGGGCAGACCCTTGGAACAGCATCTAAGGATTCGATTGATTACGCTAAGGCGTTTGGGTATGGAACGAAATTTTAATAAATGCGTTGCGTTTCTTGAAAGTAAAGGCTAAGAACTCCAAGTGACTTCGGAACCAGAACCAATTGATCCAAACAAAAAGCTGAAGGCCGATTACGTTGACGAGCGAGAAGACAAGTCTGCGTGGTTTCTTGAGGTCAAGGAACGTGCGAAGCTCTCTCCGGGCAACTGCGTCGAACACTACGCCCCAAACAAGGCTGCAATGGCCCTGTGGCTAGCCGCACAAGGCGCGAGGATAACCGATATCCAAAAGAAGACGGGACTCGGCAGAGAGACCATCAGGGGCTTACAATGGCGTCATAACGACACGCTGGAGACAAAGCGCAAGGAGTTCTCGATGCGATACGCAATCGCAGCTCAGGATTACACGGATTTGCTTTTTGAGCGGTCCCAACAACTGTTTGATAATCCAGAAGAGCTTGCCAAGATTAGTCCTGACAAGCTGGCGGTGACGGTAGGTATCCTTACCGACAAGGCAGCGCAACTTACTGGCATGGCGTCTTCAATCGTGGAACATCGCAAGGGGGCAAGTATTGATGATGCCGCCAAAATGATCTTTGACGCAAAAGCTCGTATTGCCAGCAAGATTAAGGAAAGCTCGATTGAGGCTGAAATCATCAACGAATAAATAAAGTGCTAAAGTGGACAGAACATCCAATCCTAGCTGTTCCCACAGATGAGGAAATAGCATATATGAATGCTGGAGAGTTGATGGAGTTTCATCAGATTCGTGAAGAAGCTATTCGAAACGCGGCAAAAGACCCGTTTAGATATGGATGGAAGTTTGAAAACTGGAAAAAGCTAGAGCAATGCCTTGAGACAAGAAACGAAGCACTTATTAGCGGTGGAAATCGCAGTTCAAAAACTCAAGTAGGGGCATACTTTGTAGTTAAAGCTGCCATTGAGAATCCAAACTCAGATATTTTCTGTTTCGCTCAGAATGCAGAGGTTTCAATCCGACAACAGCAAGCCGCGGTTTATGACTGGATGCCAGCGGAATTTAAAAGCAAACAAACAAGTCAAAACACATATCTTTCTTATTCAAGAAAGAATGGATGGACTGACAACTCTTTAATTCTACCAAATGGATCACGAATTTCGTTCAAAACATATGCTGCCTTCGCAAACAATCAAACCATTTTAGAAGGGGCGGAGCTTGGATCTAAAGAGGCAACATGGCTAAATATTGGGACTTGGTGCGACGAAATGCTTGGTGGTCCTGAATTGGTTGACACGTTAAGATTTCGATTGGCCACCAGAAATAGCAAGATGATGCTTACGTTCACTCCAATTTTTGGATATACTGAGCTAATAAAGCAATACCTTGATGGAGCTAAGGTTCTTGAAAGCAGGAAGGCGGAGTTGTTAAACGACGAAATTGTTCCAACGATCCTTGAATGCAAGAATATTAAAGGCACTATTCACTACTTTCACTCTCAAGATAATCCATTTGGTGGTTATGATCGGATAAAACAAACACTACTAGGGAAGACAAGAGAAGAGATTTTAATCAGAGCTTACGGGATACCAACAAAGGCAGCTGCTACTAAATTCCCCAAATTTAACAAGGTTGTCAACGTGGTAGCCCCAGATACCATTCCAACTAAAAACATCACGCGCTACCATATTATTGACCCTGCTGGAGCAAAGAACTGGTTCATGTGCTGGATTGCGATTGACGAAAGCGGAACATTCTGGGTTTACCGTGAGTGGCCGGGAGTTGACGTTGGTGACTGGGCGGAATGGAAAAGCGGCAAGTGGATGCCGGGGCCAGGAGCCAAGGGGCAAGGCTTTGGTATCCGTGACTACATTGAGGCAATCCAAGAAATGGAGGGCGACGAGGAGATCTTTGAACGATTGATCGACCCTCGTCTTGGAGCAGCAAAGTATCAAGCGCAAGACGGATCATCTTCAATTATCGAGGACTTAAACGAATCCGGCATGGTGTGTATTCCCGCCCCCGGACTTGATATTGACGACGGATTGCAAGCACTTATAGGCAAAATGTCATGGGACACAAGCAAGCCACTAGACTCTGTGAATCGCCCAAGGTTCTATGTAAGCTCGGACTGTGAGAACATAATTCAGGCACTCAGCGAATACACTGGCGAAGGTGGACTTAAGGAAGCGTGGAAAGATCCAATCGACGTTTGCCGATACGCCGCGATTGCTAATCTCGATCATGTTGACAACAGCCAGTCATTTGTTACAACTCATGGGTCTGGAGGATATTAATTATGGAAACCGAGCCTAAACCATTGACTGCGAAGGGGTTTGTCCTAGACGTTCTGAAAGAGGCTTACTTCCGCAGAGCAAGAGACGAGAAGCTTGGAAGCACCAAAAGAATCACCCAAGAACTAGATATTTTACAATCAGTCATTAAAGAC